TGAAAACAGGTGGTCATGGCTTAGGGCTTGCGATTGCGCGTGAACTGGCCCATCAATTGGGTGGAGAAATTACAGTTACCAGCCAGTACGGTCTCGGAAGCACCTTTACCCTCGTTCTCAACCTCTCTGGCAATGAAAATAAAGCTTAAAACCCCTTTACAAATCCAGCTATTCATGGTAGAATGGATTTTGTGCGAAATATCAGCAGGAAAGCATGAAGCTCGTCAACAGATGTCTTATGATAAGTAACCTTGGCTGTTTAGGCGAAGGGCATCTGCACGAATCAGGGCTTTCTAAGTGACTATTTCCACCGAAATATTATTTATATCAGGAGGACATTCACATGTCACGTTATACAGGACCATCTTGGAAACAAGCTCGTCGCCTTGGCCTTTCACTTACAGGTACAGGTAAAGAATTGGCACGTCGTAACTACGTACCAGGACAACACGGACCAAACAACCGTTCTAAATTGTCAGAATACGGTTTGCAATTGGCTGAAAAACAAAAACTTCGTTTCACTTACGGTGTAGGTGAAAAACAATTCCGTAACTTGTTCGTACAAGCTACAAAAATCAAAGGCGGAATCCTAGGTTTCAACTTCATGCTTCTTTTGGAACGCCGTTTGGATAACGTTGTTTACCGTCTTGGTCTTGCGACTACTCGTCGTCAAGCTCGTCAATTCGTAAACCACGGTCACATCCTTGTTGACGGAAAACGCGTTGATATCCCATCATACCGCGTAACTCCAGGTCAAGTGATCTCAGTTCGTGAAAAATCATTGAAAGTTCCAGCTATCCTTGAAGCAGTAGAAGCTACTCTTGGACGTCCAGCATTCGTATCATTCGACGCTGAAAAATTGGAAGGCTCATTGACTCGCTTGCCAGAACGCGACGAAATCAATCCAGAAATCAACGAAGCACTTGTCGTTGAATTCTACAACAAAATGTTGTAATATTTTATTGAATAAGATAGGCTGTAAAGCCTTGAAACGAAGCACTTTAGGCCTCTATCCTAGAGTGCTTTTTTTGATTTTACTACCCTTTTAGTTACCCATAACTAATTTTAGGTATAGTAATAGGGTAGCTCAAAAATGGGGCACCCTTATTATTTATAAATTGCTGATGGCTGCCTCAAAGATTGAGACGGCTTTTTTGGCTCCCTCTTTGGTAGCATGGACATAAGTATTCAAGGTCATTGAGATATTAGAGTGGCCTAGCCTATACTGTAGATCTTTCGCCTCTATACCAGCGTATAGCATGATTGTAGCGTGAGTATGTCGGAAACCATGGAAACTAATATCAGGAACGCTAGCAGCTTTAAAGTGACCTTGTAGCCTTTTTCTAAGTAAGCAAGCGTAGGCGTATTTTGTAGTAAAAGGAGTAAAGACAATACTCTCAGACCGTCCTAGTTTCCATGACTGGACTTGTTGACGTTTTTTATATTGCTTGAGTAGGGAAACCGTAGCTTTATCAATGTCAATTTCTCTTAGACCAGCTTTAGACTTAGGTGTATTTGTTTCCTGGTATCTATTCAGAGTCTTAGAAATGCTGATAATGCCTTTTTTAAGGTCAATATCAGACCACGCAAGAGCTAAAGCCTCTCCTATACGGCAACCAGTAGCGAGTAAGGTTTTATAAAGGACGTAGTCAAAGAAATTTTCATAACTAGACTGATCCAAATCTTCCAGGTAGTCTAAAAACTGTTTTAGTTCCTGGTTGCTGAAAAACTTTACCTTATGCTCCTTATTTTGTTGCTTACGTGGGATAATGACATCACGCGCAGGGTTATGCTGGATCACTTGCATAGTCACTCCATACTGGAGAATACGGCGGTTTATATTGTTTAGAAAGCTATAGTTTGCATACGCTCCTTTTTCGCCCTTATTGGCCTTGTCAGCCCATTTGTTGACTTGCTGCTGAATGATAGGAGTAGTGAGCTTGTCTAGCCTGTAATCGCCGAATACAGGCAAAATATGAAGTCTTACGATCCCCTCCATGGATTGCTGGGAGTTTGGCTTGATTGTATTCTTGTAACTCTCCCACCACAAAGCGACCAGCTCCCTATAGGTTGTGATGGTCGGTTTTTCCTTTACGCTATATCCATTAGCTGCAAAAGCATTGACTGCCTCCCTGGCTTTGATTTTAACGCCCTTTTTAGTGTTGGCCGTGACTGTTGTCCTAGCCTTTTTCCCTGTAAGTTTATCAACGCCTAAATAAACACTTGCACGGTACACTGTAGCACCGTTTTTCTTTTTGTATTCTGTAATATTCATAGTCATACCTTTCTAACATCAGTAAGCAAGTATGGGATTTAGTTAAGTATTTATGAATATTGTTTTTATATGGCGCTGAGAGTTACGAGAATAGGCCTATTTTCGTTTGTTTTAGGTGTTGTTTGCCTTATTGAAATCCTCCAAGGCTTTTAGATCTTTAGCGTAAATCATTAAACGTTCTTTATTATAGTCTGTTAGATTTCTATATATACTAGTTAGCTCATTTTCGTTATTTTTATCATCCAATGGGTCAAAATTAGTAACGTGTATACCTAGAACTTCAGATGGTGAAATTTCAAAGAAGTCTCCTAAAATTTGTAACTGCTCTTTGGTGTAACCTCTTTTTTCCGCTTCCCAATCTTTTACGAGTGATAAGGGGAAATTTAACGAAGAAGCTAACTCTTCCTGAGTTATACCTTTAGTCTTCCTTAGTTTTGCTAATTGGTCCTCATAGACTATGTATTCAGCTTTAGGGTCGTCGTAACCTAATAAGTATGAAACAGAGACACCAAAGAAATCGGCTAGTAATTCTGCCTTGTCTTGTTTTATCGAATGCTTATTATTTTCCCAATTTGAAATTGTCATTTTAGAGATAGCCTTTTTGCTATCGCCTAATTTATTATTTAATTCAGAAACCAACTCGTCTTGAGTAAGTCCTTTTTCATTTCTTAAGGCTTTGAGCCTGTTTTTTATTGTACTCATTTAATATTACCTCACTTAGATTATAACGATTTACAAAACTTTTGTAAAGTTTTTTTATATTTTCTCTTGACAAATAAAGACAAACTTTATAAAATGTAACCAAGTAAAGGAAATCTTTACAAACGAAGAAAGGAGAAAAAAGGATGGTGACAATAACCATAGCTCAAGCAAGGGCTATCCGAAGAAAGCAGGCTGATAACATGCTTACAAATCAAGAGGTAGCAAAGCAAATAGGAATTAACCCTATTACTTATCGCAAGGTTATTCAAGGCGGAGAGGTTAAGAATAGCATTTATCAGAAAGTCATGGAATGGCTGGCAGAAGATTATTAAAGCAACAAAAAAGCCCTAACCGACGACCAAATCAGCAAGGCTTTTCACTTAAACAACTAAAACCAAAATAGCAAGTATGGGATTTAGTTAGGTATTTATTTAATTATATCACAAAATAGTGATTTGTGCCCAGACGAGAGAGCGCTAACTCTTTAAACTGGTTCTTATTCATGCTTTCAATTTGGCGACTCAGAGTATGAATAAGAGTGGCAGGAAAGGCATTAAAAAGGTACTATGACTTTTTCCCAATTTTGGAAGAAAGTCCTGGAGCAACTATACAAATAAAACATAATGAGGTAAGAACATGAGTGCAATTATATTAGAAAATAGTATTTTTACGGTTAAGAAATCAGACTACACCCCTGAACAGTGGGAAAGAATGCAAAAGCTAAGAAATAGCGAGGAGCGAGCAGAGGCTAAACTTTCTCAACTCTATGGGAGGCGTGTAGCAACTGTAATTGTTTTTAATATCATTGCTACTTACAAGAATACTTTTAATAGATTTGCAGATACCTATGAGGAGGCTTGTGATGGCTTAGGTATTCTTGTTGTTAATGACATTATCACTAGGGCAATCAACGGTTTACCAGCCCAAGGGGTAGAGCGTAGATTGGAGGTATGTCATGAATGAACTAGATTTGACCAATACACAATCGGTAATCTTCATGGTGGTATTGATTGGCCTACTGCTTTATCTAAACCACCGAGACCGCAAAAAAAGCGCCCAATTTGAGCGAGAAAACCAATGGGCGATAGAAACACCTAGCGAGGATTTAAACCCTTGCTACGGGCGTTATATTCAACTAGCAGGCAAGCGGAACAATTAGAAAAGGGGTGCAATATGCAACTATTATCAAGAGAGGCAGAGCTTGAGCTACTGGAGAAAGTGGGAGATCACTTAGAGAAAAGGCTTGAGCTTGAAAAGCAGCATAATGACGGCTGGGACTTAATTGCTAGAGCTGATCTACTAGAAAAGTTAGGGATCAGCGGAACAACGTTGAATAATTGGGAAAAACACGGCTTAAAGCCTTATCAGTCGCCTTTTGAGAACAGTAAGAAGATTTATTACCGCAAGACCGATATATACAATTTTCTTGCAGTAGATTAGGGGGAATAATGACAAAGAAAAAAGAACAATGGACACCCGTCATAAAAAATCTACGTAAGGTAATTGTGGACGGTGTGGAGCAATGGGTGGAATTTGAAACAGAGGGCCATGTCATTCCTGCTGGTCACTCTTATTATGACATCATCAGGGGAATTAACAAGGAGGTGCAACAGAAATGGGAAATCGTAGAATGATAAGTAAGACAGTAACCCAAACTCAGAGATTTTTGCGGCTACCATTAGAGGCACAGGCTCTATATTTTCATTTAATTCAAAACTCAGATGATGATGGAGTAGTAGAGGCTTTCCCTGTTGTTAGAATGATAGGGGTTAGTGAGGATAGCCTAGGACTTTTGATAGTCAAGGAATTTATCAGGCCGCTTAATGATGAAATGGTTTATTTTATTGTGGATTTTCATGAGCAGAATACTGTTAGAAAAGACAGATACAGTCCTAGTATCTATAAGCATTTACTAGAAAAGCCACCTGAGAAATATACTGGTTTACCAATGGACAACCAAACGGAAACCACTGGTTTACCCAATATAAGTCAATATAAGTCAAGTCAAGATAATCTAAGTCAATCTAGGTCAAGTCAGAATGACGAGGACGAGCATGAAAATCCAATCTTTGAAAAATTAAAGTCAGCTTTTGGTCAAATGTCAGTCAATGGGACAATGATAGAAGAAGTGAGAGACTTGTTAGAGATCCATGGCAAAGAGTTAGTTATCCATGCTCTTGAGGTAACTATCCTAAACGCTGGTAAGTCAATTAGATATACCAGGTCAATTCTTTCAAATTGGCAGGGTCTAGGACTTAAAACAGTAGAGCAAGTTAAGCAGCATGAAGAACAAAGGCAAAAGCTGAAACAGTCACCTAAACAAGCTGATCCTATTAGCCGTGAGGAATGGCTAAAAACACGAACAGAGGAAAACCCATTTTAGGAGGGTAAGCAATGGAAAATAAATTTGAGCAATATAACAACAGAAAAATTAGTGAAAAGGTATGTGAGGTTCACAAGGTCAATTATTGGAAAATTTCAACACCTAAGAGGGGTAGTAAGGAACGAAGTATACAAGAGTTTTGCCCTGAATGCACAAAGGAACTAATAGAAAGGCAGGATAGGGAGGGAGTAGATAATAGCTTGAATGCTGAGACATACCTAAAAACCTATAATGTGCTTATGCGGGACAGTACGATCCCTAGGGAGTTAAAAGAGGCTAGCTTTGAGAATTTCATAGCTGAAACAGCCGAGGAAAAGCAATTACTAGAGTTTTCAAAAGGGCAAGTAGAGAAATACTTGGACGGTATGACAGGGAATACCTTGTTTACAGGCTCTACAGGGATTGGAAAGAGTCATTTAAGCGTAGCTATTGCTAAGGCTATAAACGAGGGCTACAAGGCCAAAGGAGAGCCTAAGAGCGTGCTATTTGTCAATCTAACAGAAATCCTAAGACGAGTTCGAGAGAGCTTTAACTCTACTAGCAAAGAGGGGTACTACTCAAGAATGCTGAAAGAGGTTGATTACCTGGTACTTGATGATCTAGGAATAAAGTCAGACAATGCTAGTAGTAAAGGTAAATCAGTCTGGGAAGAAGAGTTTATTTTTGATATTCTCAGTAACCGAGACAAGACTATTATTACTACAAATCTAAGCAGCTCAGAGATTGCTAGCTTGTATAGTGATCGAGTGGCCAGCCGTGTTAGAACAGGCCTAGAGGGTAACTTTTTCAAGTCATTCACGATTAAGGATAAGCGATACTCAATCAGTAGCTTAAAGGCTAAAGTCGCTCAACATTGAGCAGGATTAAAAGGATGAGAAATTGCAATGTAACTTTTAATATGATAGAATACAGTTGGATTACCTAGATGAACTCATCTAGTGCAAAATACGGCAGGTAGCTCCTGCCTCGGTCACAGCTGTACAAAAATTGTGCAGCTGTTTTTAATTATACAAAAATAAAAAAAGCCCCACGCTCAAAGATTGGACCCAGAGAGCGTGAGGCTAGCAGCAAGAAAAAGTATGCACTGGGTGCAGGTGCACCCTTAAAAGGTGCATGCTTTGCATTCCACAAATGGAACTCAAAAAAGCTCAAAAATAAGCTAAAGTACACTAAAAAGGGTAGTAAAAAGCGTTGAATAGTTGAAAATGTCGGTTATATCAACGCTTTAGGACTACTGATATTACAATAAGTTCATATATTTCAAGTAAAGGAGTAATCAAAATGACAAACTATAAAGAAAAACACCGTTTCAGTTATAAATTTGAAAATACTGAACATGCAAAGGCAAACAAAATAGCTGACGTGGCAAGTATTGCTATTCATGGTTATTTCATGGGTACTGGAGAAAGTCCAGTAACAGAAACAACTATTAGTGGAGATGGGACTATCACAGTAGATTATCGAGGTAGAACAGCAATAGGGGAAGCCCTGAAACGTATTTGTTTAGGTTTTGCTAATTACTATGAACAGGATACAGAGGGAGAGGAGGCTTAGTATGATACAAAAGACAGAACAGCTTAAAGATTTGCTTGATCGAGGCTTTGTTTTATTCTCAAAAAATGGTATAATTGAGTCAGTCAAGTTACCTGAGTTTGGCAGTCTTACTATTAAAACGCAAAACGGAAAACCAGTTCATCAGGAAATGTTGACTATGACTAAATTTACTGCTGACTAGAAAACTAGAGGCATGATATAAGAGTTTAACTACTCTTTGTCATGTCTCTTTTTGTTTTAGTCATAGAAAGGAGGGGACTTTGGGAACAGGAGTAAGAGTAAAGGTAAATCTAAAAGGTATTGAGCGTAAAGTAACACCTATGGGATTAGCGAGAGCCAAAGAGGCAGTTACTAATCAGATGGTTATGGACATGCACCGTTTTATACCTAGGCGATCTGGAGAACTAAGAGGAAACTTAACTAAGGCCAATGGGAGAATAGTCTATAATGCGCCGTATGCAAGAATGCAGTTTTACGGCAAGAAACGGAAAGGGTTCGTTTCAGATAAACAGCGTAAGTTTTTCTTTGCGAATAAAGAGGAACTACTAAAATATAAAAAAGCCCCAGGAACAGGACCGAGATGGGATAAAAAAGCTAGCGCTCTATATTCTAAGGACTGGGAACAAGTAGCTAAAAGAGCGCTAGAATTGAAATAAAGGAGAATTACCATGACACTACAACAAATAAAGGCACAAATTTACAACCTAGGCACTTATAAGCAACAAAAGATTGAGGCTTATGGAAAAATGAAAAAAGAACTTTGGGAAAAAGTTCGAAATCAGGTTTTATATCAGTCTGAGGCTGAGCTACGCCTGGAGAATTTTAAGAAAGAGGCCGATCAGTATTCAGATACTGAGTTTGCCAATATTCTAGCTAAGCTAGAGAACTTTGAACAAACAGAACTAGAGCAAATAAAATCAGAGTATGAAACTGTAACGGCTGATAATGTTGCTGAGTTAAATTTGTTAGGCACTATGAAAGTATCGGAACAGGAGCTACTAAACTACCTAGAGAAATACAAGCGAAACCCATTGGCCATTAAGAAATTACATGAAATCGGAGCAGCTAACAACATTGCTTTGCCTAGCTATATCCTGAAAGAGGATAGGTTAGCTGAACTGTTAAAGGTATTCAAGCAACATGCTAAGAGCTATCATGATACTCCAATCGTCGATAGTAACGGTTCAGCAAGTGATCTAGCTTTCATGTTAGTTTTAGCTAGTGATGAATTGAATACAGCTTTAGAAATATACTCTAATCATTTTGATACGGCTCTAGGGCTATCTGAGAGCTTGTAAAACTAGTCAAAAGTGTATCAGCGATAAAATACCTGGTACACTTTTTAGAACGGTTTACGGAGCGTTTAGAGCGTTCCAATGAAGTATAATTTCCGAAACGAACACGGTGAGAGGGTGCTAAATGGAGAGAGATGCTAGAGGGCGGTTTTTACCAGGTAATCAAGTTGCTAGAGGCAATCGAGGAAATAGACAACCGAAGTATGGAAACAATAATGCTATGCAACACGGTTTGTATAATCGTTATACGGGCCTTTTACCTAGTAGAAATGGCGACCTTTCAATATATAAAAACGGGCTATATTTAGGCTCCTTACATAAGAAATACTATCACACAACAGAAAAGGGCGAGATAATGATAGACGTACAAGTAGTACAACGCCTAATAGATGTTTGTGGATTGCCAGAAAGTCTTTTCGGAGATCCTGAGTACGTTGAATATTATGAGTAATGTCCGCTTTTGGACTTAACTAAAACAAAAAAAGCCAAGGCATTCCGCCTCAGCTATAATCTCAATAATATTATTATATCACAAAGGAGGCCAAGGCATGACACCAGATCAAGTAAAAGAAAAACTAGAGGGCGTCAAGTGGATAAACAAGGAGATCAAAGGCTTATATTTGGAATTGGAAGCCCTGGAAGGTGGTATTATCCAAAAGCCAACACTAAGCCATAGCAGGGTGCAGACAAGCAGAGAGAACAAGACAGAGAACAATCTTATAAGTGTTCTGAAGCTAAAAGAGGATACGCTCCAGAGAATTGAGCGACTTACTGAAGAGAGAATGGAAATATCTAGGCTGATCGATAAGCTGGCCAATCCGCTTGAGCGTTCTGTTTTAAGACTTTTTTATTTGAATGATCTTGTAGCTTTGGAAGTTGCTGAGGAAATAGGTGTATCTACAGCCTCGGTATATCGAGTAAGGCAAAAAGCTATAGAAAACTTAGTAGCTGTAGTAAATGCAGATTGATTTAACCTTACCACAGAACAAAGAAAAATAGAGGTGTCCCACCTCCTACTGCAGAATGAACTGTTTCAAGGGGAGATGGAAAACCTCTATTTACTATCTACATTATAACTCATAATACATTTTTTTCAACAAAAAAAGAGCAAAATGATGGAGTTTTCCAATGTAAAGGTTTTGTAAAGGTACAGGAGTTTTCCAATGGTGAGGTTTTGGTGAGGTTGCATATAAAAAGTACAAGGTTGTGTATTTAAAAATATTAAAAATAGGCTAAGATTAGGCTAAGGTCACATACTTCAAAATACTAAGGTTTTACTAAGGTACAAGAGTTATGGTAAAATCAAGATAGAACAATGAGTACAAAGTAAAGGACCAGAACAAAGGTATCATTGTTTTAGAAATGAATTTAAGAGAGGAGTAAAATCTATGAATTTGGAAGAAGCGTTAAAACAAGTAAGCAGCTGGAATCTTAAAAAGTCTGCTCCCTTAATCCTTTCTGAAATGACTGATGAAGAGCTATCACATTTGAGGTTTACCACGTTTTCAAAAGAAGATGAAGAGGCTATCATGGCTGAACTCAAGAAAAGAGGTCTAGTGTTATGAAATACAGTCAACAAGTATTAGACATGCTAGAGCAAGCTGTCAATGGTCAGATTGATAATTTTTGGGATTTCTCTTTTAAGTTTAATGCCCTTTTTGGAGAAGATGAGGACTTTGCTGAGGCTTGGGACAACGAAAACCCTGAAATGTTTGACGCTCTCAATGATTTTGAGCTGATGATGTTCTTAGAGGAACATGACCCAAGTGATAAGCAAGGATTTATAAATTTCCTAACGCCTTATTACGAAAAGGCAAAACAGTTAGTAAAACTTAGTGCTTAGAACAATCTAGGCGCTTTTACTTGAAAAAATCACTATGGGAAAGGAAACCGTAAATGAGTAAGCAACTTTGGAACTACTTACACTCAAGGGTTCAGGTAGTAAATGGTGACGGTGAAGTCATAAAGGGCCTTGTCACAGATTTTATTGACGAAATGGACAATGATGAGCAAGATGAAATCACTATCCTCATTGACAATCCTACCCCTGATGAACCGACCGAGATTTCTCTCTTTGAGAGTCAGATTATTTCAATTAAAGCAATCTCATAGCGCTTAGAACAATCTGGGCCTTAGACAGAAAAGTAAAATAAAAAGCACCTTTGATAGGTGCAATTTACTTGCTTACTGAACTCATCAATTTAAGTCCCCTTTTTGTTACCCTTTATGTTTTCTCTACTTATTTGAATTTAATAGTTTTTGAGAAAATCAAGTTAGATTTAGAGCAGGCTTAGACCTGTTTTTCTGTACCTAATCACTGCAAGATAACAAAATGCTTTAATTTTAAGATATATGATACAGAAAGCCTACAACAGTGGGCTTTTTGCTTTGTCTTAAAATGTTGATTTCTGGGTTTGTCATCATTTTTGTCATCACTTATAACGAACTCACAGCTTTCTCATAAAATGAGACGGCTGTTTTTGCTTTTTCTTTGGAGAGATGACTGTAAGTGTCCATAGTCATAGCTAGTGTAGAATGACCTAGACGGTGTTGCAATTCTTTATATGGTATTCCAGAGTTTAACAAGAGACTAGCGTGTGTGTGTCTAAAACCGTGGAATCCGATATTAGGAACGCCAGCATGTTTGAAACGTGTGTTTAAACGAGTTGATAGTGTTTTATTGTTTGGGTATTGAGGAAATAAGAGAAGTTTAAAAGTCTATCATTTTAAATTTGATGTTTACAAAATGATAGGCAGATAAGCAAAGCAATAACTTACCTTAATTGCTTGCATAATGACAAGGAGATAGGAGAGATAAAAATGTCTTTTAATTCCTTACCAAATAGTATGGAGAATGGACTTGAACCAAGAGCGAACACCGAGAAAATGTAAAAAAGCACTTAGAATAATCTAAGCGCTCGAGAGTAGTG